GCATGGCCTGGGCGCCCCCGGGGGTAAACGGGGCTCCACCCCCGGGGGCGGGGGCGGGGCCCATTCCGGGGGGGGCGCGGGGGCGCTCTTGGGGGAAACGCGGGGGGAGGCCTTAGCCACCTCCTTAGTCCAGCTGTTGCCCCCGCGCGGGCTGCCGCAATAAGTATGGTTCCTGCAAGTGCAGGTGCGGCTCCGTCAAGTGCAAGCCTCGGCATGGGAAGTATGGTTCCTTCAAGTGCAGGAGCAATGCCTTCAGCAGCTATGGGAGCTCCAATGGGTGGTGGACTTTTAGGCGGTATAGGCAATATTCTAAAAGATAAAGATTCACTTACAGCGCTCTTACCTATGTTAATATCAGGGGCAGGATTAGCAACAACCGCGGCTCCTACAATGCCGACATTTCCTCAAGTCCCGATACCCAGAGAATATGGTATTGCTTCACAGACTTATCAGGATTTATTAGGCGGCCCACAAGGAGAGGGAATAAAACAGGAACAAAAGGCAGCGCTTGCTCAATTGCAAGGGCTTCAGTATGAAGATTATCTTAAACAAATAAGGCCTCAAGCGGCACAGCAAGGCTGGCTTGATTCGACCTATTATACTAATTTGATAAGTGATTTTATGAAAAAGCAAGGGGTTGTCGCAAGTATGGAGCGGTCAGATTTAAGCAAATGGCTTATGGGACAAAGAGCTAACGTTGCGGGGGGATTAGGCAATCTCGGAAGTCAAATGGCGAATTTATCACAATATAACACACAGGGGCAGTATGGTCAGCAAATGGGTCAGTATGGCCAAGACTACAGCGCAAGAGAGATGTTAAAAAAACAACTTGCAGAACAACTATATGGATTAGTAAACCCGTAAGGAGTTAATTATGGACTTAAGAGGCTTAGGATACTATTTACAGACAGCTAATCAAAGGCAGGCGGAACAAAGGCAAGCACAGGGAGAAATGCAAGCCTTTATACAGAAAGCTATGATAGAGGCACACATAAAGCAGCAAACGCAACAAGCGCAACCAATAGATCCCAGCCAGATACTATCTCAATTAGAGCTAAGAAATATTGTAAGCCAATTACAGGGGCAACCAGGCGGATTAGGACAGCCTCAAATGCCTCCTCAGGCGCCGGCGGGACAATTGGGGGCTCTTGGAGGGCAAATGCCCGCAGGTATGCCAACGGGGCAGTTACCTATGCAGCAACCTATTACAGGGGCAGCTGCTGCGCCAGCGTTAGGCGGTGCTGGCATTCCGGCAACGCAACCTATGGCACAACCGCAAATAGGACAACAGCCCTTACAGAGGCAATATGAGAGCGTTCATAAGGGTACAGGGAAATATGGACAGCCTGAATATGAAACCAAAGAAACATTAGCTTCAGAATTAACAGGGAAAAGGGCGCACGAACAAATAAAGTTATCAGGGAAACAAGCTGAACAAGCGCAAAAGTATAAATCTAACTTTTATCAAACGGTTGGATTGTTTAAAAGAACCGTTGCTCAAATCAAAGGTAAAGGAGAAGAGCAAGGAGGGCTAGGTTTAATACCTGGAATTAAGGGGGTTGTCGCTGCCAAAGTTAAGATACCGGGATATGGAAGAACAGCTGGTATGTTTGGACAACGGCTTGAGACAGCCTTGAGAATGAATAATATGCTTACGGGTCAAAATAGAGCTATTAAATCACTTATTAATATGATATATGAAAGTATGCCTGGAGATTTTGACCCACCTGACCAAATAGCAGCTAAAATAAGCCAATCACTTAAAAATGCTTACGTTTTATCAAAGTTTTTCGCTAAATCAGGACTATCACCGAGTGCGCTTAACAAAATGTCCCCTAAAGATTTAGATATGATAGATGTTAAGGCTTTAGTAGCTTCTTATAATTTAACACCTGAAGAAAAACGAGAAATAGAAATGATTATAAACGATGTATTAGCTACACCTATGGCACCAGCCAGAACGTTACTTAAAAGCGCTCAGCCGCTCGCACAGCCAAAGCAAGGCATTGCTCCACGAATAGGCGGTATGTTCCAAGGCGAGAGAATAATCAATGTTGAGGTGATACAATAATGTCTATTTATCAAATAACGACCGAAAGTGGTAAAAAATACAGAGTAACTACAGCAAAACCAACAAGACGAGAATTGCCTGCTGACATCACGCAACAATTAAGACAAAAAACGCTTCCAGGGTACGAGAAAACGGAAGAACGCATAGCGCAACAGCCTGACTTATTAAGAAAGGCTATAGAGATGGCCAGGCCTGCGCCAACCGCACGAGGTGGAGTATTAAGATTACTCGACCCCACAAGGCCAGTAAGAACTGGTATGGCAGGATTAGGCGGTCTATGGCAAAGAGGTGAAGCGGCTATTGCTAATCCTTTAATGGTTTATCAGGAAAGATTAGCTGATGTGTTAGCGAAACCGACATTGCCTAATTTATTTGAGTTTCATAAAGATGTTGGAAAAGCTCAATTAAGAGGTATAACAGGAGAGCGATTAGGAGAGTTTGGGGATATCCCGAGGCGTGCCGGTGTTCCCGGGCCCGTATCGGCCGCTATTGGGTTGGGGACTATGGGAGGGTTAGCCAACTTATTGACTGGAGGCGCTGCCGGTAGAGGAACCCAAAAAGCTATGGCTGGTGCAAAAAGAAGGCTTCCTCGTGTTATGAAAGAAGAATTACCATTAAGAAGAGCCGAAACTATCGCTAATGAGCTTAAAAAGACAAGAACATCATTGGGTAAAGAAGTAGGCAAAATCATACAAAAAAGTGGTAGTAAAAAAGTTGATGTTAAAGAATTAACTGCAAGATTAGGAAAAGTTAGACTACCTCAATCAGTTGTAAGTTCGTTAGACGACCCTATCTATGGAATAGAGAAACTTCCAGATAAAACTTATACGCCTACGGTTAAAAATATGCATAAAATTTTAAAAGCGCTTGATGACCACATGACGACACGTTCGTGGGGGGAAAGTAGCAAGATAAGCCAAACGCGAACAAAAGAAATGTATGCTATTATTAGAAGAGCTATGGGTAAGGCTGCCCCGGAAATAAATAAACCCTTTACTGTTTTTTCTAATTTTATGAAAAATATTTATAGACCCACCATAAGAACCGTCAAAAAGACGACAGGTCAAATCGTAGAAAAGCCTTTAAAAGCAACCCTTAAATCTACTGGAGAGCAAGCAACAAAAGAGGCTCTTAAAAGATTAGGTAAGGAAAGCCCCGCATCAGCACAAGCCATAAAAGACGTTCAGAAATATATAGGACGGCAAGCCACCAAAGAAGGCCTTAAAAGAGCGGTTAGATTGGGTGCTGGGTTAGGTATCCCCGCTTACATTATAAATCGCATAATTAGGTCGGCGCTTAGCGGGCTTGATTTAGGCGGAGGAGATATGCAACAAAAATAAGTAAATAGGTTCCGGCAATTTAACTAAGGAGTAATAATTATGGACGGCAGAATTCTTGGAGTAGCGGTATCAGCTTTTATATTTTTAATTTCGTGGCTTATAAAAGTTCAGATTGAAATATGTAACCGAGTTACTTACAAATGGATTGAAGAACATTTCCAGATGAAAGTTGAGAAAGATATAAGTGAGTTATCAAAAAACATAAAAACAATCCGCGATGCTATTGTGGGAACAGTTGAGAAAAAGGGAATAGTTACAAAACTTCACGAACACGAAAACCGTATAGACAAACTGGAAATACCGGAAAAATGAAAAGGTTACAATTGACGACCGTCAAATATAATTTCAGAAAGTTTAACCAAGCAATTATGTTCAAATCTATTATGAGCAGCTGTATTGATAAATGCCATAAGCATATGTGGACGGTTATCGTCTTTCTCGCCGAGGTGGTGACATTTTTCTTCGGGTGTAAGATAGCGACCTATTTGTGCTTCTACAACAAGGCGGTGTTCCATTACATACCCGCTTTTTTCATGGTGTGGATGATTGGGATTATGAATAAGAATATAACCTTTAACAGTTTTTCTTCGTCCGCCTTTCCACATAGGATGATTTTCGCCAGTCACGTTAGGGCGTTTCTTGCCCTTATTCCAAGGTATGTTTCCTTTGATTGCTCTACGTATTTTTTCTTTTACCTCAGGAGAATGACTCTCGCCTTGCATTGGGTGAATATGAGTTTTAAAATATCTTTTACGTGCTTCACGCAGTTTCTTCTTTGTTTCTTCAGAATGTTTTCTGCCCAGTTGAGCTTTGCCCATATTTTCTCTATGTTCTTTGGTGAAAGGTTTCCTTTTGAATACTCCAGTTGGCATAATATCCTCCAATTAAAAAAGGCGGCTTTCAGGTATCTAATAGAGCAACGATTAAGTTACTCAACCCTACGACCGCCAGTATTTAGACATAAAAATATCGCAACTCTATTAGATGATATAAGTATAGCATAAAAAGGATAAAAGGTCAATGTCTAAAATTAAAGAGTATATGAAATATAAAACTATTGGATTTGTTTTAAGTGAATTAAACCAAAAGGAAGCCCGCGGATTAGGTCATTTAGCAGGCAGAACGGCAGAGTTTACTCTTAAAGATACACATAGGCGGGTTAAGACAATTATAGCGATAAGAGCCTTTGCGAGGGCATTTGAAGATGTTGTGATGGCGGGTGCGAGTGATAAAACAAAAGACGAGTTAAATATGTTTAAGAAGGAGATGTGATATGCAATCAGGCGATTTATTATTATTTAAGGGTAAGGGTTTAATGTCAAAGATTATTCAGTGGGGGACAGGCTCCGAATTTTCCCACATAGGAATTTGCGTCAATGCGGAGATGTACCTTTTAATTGAGGCTCAAAATTGCGTCAGAGCGGCGGATATTCGGACAATGAAAGACTATACCATATTCAGAGTCAAAGAGGGCAATCCGTACGATTTAGACAAGGTTATATCTTTTTTAGTGTCTAAGTTAAACTCAAAATATGATTTTAAAGGTGTATTATTCTTAGGCATAATGAAGCTATTCCGCTTAAAAAGACTGGCTAACAAATGGCAAAAAGATAGAGATTATTTTTGTTCAGAGTTGGCTACCGCTGCATTTAAAGCGGGTGGATTAAACATCGTACCCATCGAAGCGGGCGTTGCGTCGCCGGCAGATATCTCAAATAGTGAGATAGTGTTTAAAATCTAATCCAATAATATTCTAAACAAACAAAGGGAGGGGACAAAATCGCCCCCCCCTTTCAATGTATCGCCGTTCCTAACGTAAACACAAACGCCACTATCGCCAATATCAGAAACCAGAGAATAAAATTAAGTATTTTCATTTTTTCCCCTCCGAAAAATACCAGTCAATATAATCTTTAGCAGACTTAAATCCTTTACATATAACCGCATAGTAACCTTTTTCTCTTAGTTTTCCTATCCAAAGTTTCTGATCATGCCTGACAGTTTCCCCTTGTTCTTTCTTCATCTCAATAAATAATCCAAAGTAACCTTGCATAGGTTCTGGGAATACTAAATCCGGCGCACCTTTATTGTTGCCCATACGCTTAAACTTAACAGCGGGCCCAATTGATAGCCTTAATCCATTCCCTGACGCAAAGAATAGCTTATCAGGATAGAATGTGCGCATATATTCAGTTACAGCGCATTGATGTCTATATTCACTATCATTATATTTAATTTTTTTTGCTTGCATATTTTCTCCCATCAAAAATAATGTCTGTCAACTTGATTGTTAGATTTCTTTCAAATCTACGATGAGCTTTACGGTCAACAAATGCCATAAGCATATGCGGGCGATTGTCGTCCCTTTCGCCGAGATGATGTACTTGTTCTTTAGATTTGAGATATCTGTTAATATATCGTTCCACAATAATTCTATGTTCATAAGCATAATTTTTTTTAATGCAATGTGGATATTTTGGAAGATATATCGCTATATATCCTTCTGTTGTTTTATATTTTCCTCCCTTCCAGCTGGGGTGGTTTTCTCCAATATAATTTTTACTTTTCCTTATTTTGCGCATCTTTTGTTTGGATTTTTCAGAATGGTGCTTGCCATACATAGGATTATTCTTTCCTTTTACTCCAGCCATACCAACCTCCAATAAAAAAGGGCTTCGTTCGGTGGACATCAGAGAAACAGTTAAGTTTTCCGCACCTAATAAAAGCCCGTTTTGACATAAAAAATCTGCCTCCCTGATGTCATTAAAAAGTATATCACAATTATCGGAGCTTGTCAAGCTATTCAATTTTCTATTCTTCCTTCCTGACAAACGGTTTATCCTTTTTCACTCTTTCGCCCTCATCGTTTCCCCTCTCATTTAATAAATTGATTTAAAATCCCTGCCAGCCTCGCACAAAAGTCGGTATGTTCAGAATGGTTGTAGTGGAATTTATATTCCTCGTGGCAAGTTGGGTTATAAAGCCGAACACCCTGTTCACTATTTATAATCTCTTTTACCTCGTGGATAAATGTGTCCAACATACTTGCTTCGCTATCCCGAATACCTATTCTTATGTATCCTCTTTTGTTTCCGTGGGGATAGCTGAACTCACCGCCTCCCTGCTTTTTGTCATACTTAATATCAAACTCTGTTGAGCCGATAAGTATTTTCTTTGGGTATTTGAATTTCATAACTTTTATCTCCAGATTGCCAGAAGTATGGTTGCGAATACTACTATAACTATTAAATATTCCCACCAGTCATTAGAATGCACCGTTGTAAAATAATCTCGGTAGGTTAACCAGCCCACAAGTAATACAAATATCGTGGCTATAACATTTAGTATCATCTTACTCCTTTCGGTTGTTTTAAAAATCTAAATCTATAATTGTATTCTTGAATATCTGTTTTAATTCGTCTGAATAGTTAAATCTCTTTGCGTTTATTTCTAATGACTTCAACATATCTCCGTCATTGTGTCTTAATGTTGCTGCTTTCCAATCGCATAACATTTCTACTAAGTCCAATAAATTCATACCCTCTAATCCAATATGTTTTTCTAATGAACACTCATAAATTATTCCGTTCTTGCAACATACAGGACAGAAAAAAACTTTATTCTCATCATTTGGTGGATAAATCTTTTCACTATCTCGACATATATTTTTACACATAACGCATTTCCAAAGCTTACTATGTTCGGGGTGGTGCTTATTGTTTGCGTAGTGATGCTCTAATGCTGGTTTCATTTGGTTGAGATAACTTTTGTATTTTTCTGAACCATAAGTAACTCCTGCTAATTTAGGAGTAAATTCTTCAAAAACTTCCGCTTCTGGTGTGTGTATTTTTGATTGGTCGTGAATTAAGGACTTTGTAATTAAATGCTTAATGCAAATACTCATAAATCTTTGCACAGTTAAAATATGTTTATATGTTTCTGCTAATACGTTCATCTTACTACTCCTCTCGTTTATCTTTCAAATCATAGATTGTTTTTTTAAATAAAACCACATTTTGGCAAGGGCATTGGCAAGAATAGCGTCTTCCCTATAAACTGTTTCAGATATTTTCTTACCGTAATCATACACACAAAAATCTCCTATGTGTATTTTTTTATCCATCCTTATACCTCTAGGTAATCGTTCTAACAATTCTACTACTGTTGGGGCGACGAAACTTTTATAACCACCACTATTTTTATCCCATTTTCGGAAGTTATCTAAAGAGAATGCTCCATTTTGATACGCTACACCTTCTTCAAGTTTATCGTGTCCATTCCACCACCATTGCCCTTCTTGCTTATATCCCGCTTCTTTTAACTTCTTCGCTGACTCCAAATTCACAACCTGTTCTTCAATTTTCATTTCTTACCTCCTAATGTATCATAGATTGCTTTCTTAAAAGATATTTTAGGAATCCAACTTTTCTTTTCTATACGGTAAAATTGCCCCAATTCTTCAATCTCTATACCCATATTTCTTAATATAAGTAATTCGTCTTCAGCTGTAATATCTTTCAAAATGCTACCAGCGGAGAGGAGTGATTTAGTAAGATAGGGTATATCTACACAGCACTCGTTTTTACTTCTTACTGTATACCTAACCACACTATCATTAATTATTTTATCTACCTCCTCCCTCCCCAGCACTTTATCTTTATGGATGTAGTTTTCTTTGATGTGTTGGTTGATTTTTCTTAAAGCTTTAGCTGTTTCCGCCCTTTCCTCTTGTGTATTCATACAAACACTTGCTTCATAAATAAGGTTTTCCAATGCCTGCCTTATCTCATCCTTCTTCGGCTTCACTATTTTATTTTGCATTTCGCCTTACTCCTTTAACTCTATGTCGTTTTCAACTTCATTTCCCCACACATCCCAACCCTCTGTTTTTTCGCGGGCGAAGAGTTCTATTTTATCCAACCCGCCAAAAAGTTGTTCTATTCTAAACATTACTTCTTGCGGTTTTTTGCTATGCTCTGTTCTCTCTGCTTCAACTAATTGTTTAATATTATTACAAGTTTTATATTTACTCATCCTTCCCTTGATACCAAGCAAACATATCTCCGTGCTTTTCAATGTCCACGGGGCAAAATTATAAACTCTTGTTCCTGTGTTATATTTTTTAAGCCAAACAAATGCTATGGTTTTATATTTAAACCCCCAACTTTCTAAAACTTCTATTCCTTCTTTGAGATGACTGTCCGTTACCCACATAAAACAGACTGCGTCTTTTTCTGTTATATTTTTAACCGGCAAATCTTTAATATCTTGAAGTTTCATCGTGGGATATTTTCTTTCTAAATTGGCAAATCTCTTTCTTTGACCATTTTTATACCCGTTTATTTTATCCCCATACAGTTCCTTACTGGAATAACTCCACGGCGGGTCTGCAAGAATAATTTGATACTTTTTCACCACTCCCCTCCCTTTTCCAGTTCTTTTCTTATTTTTCTATAACACCATTTACATAAATGAAACTTTACAACTTGACCCTTATAATTAGGAGGTGAAAAAAGTTAGGAGGTGAAAAAAGTAATGCTCCGAAATCATCTAATTCTTTACCACAATCATCGCACACAGGCTTTATCATTTCTTCTCCAATTCCGTGATTTGTTGTTTGAGGTTGGCTATAAATTAAACAACTTTTCTATATCTTTTTGCATATCTTTTTTGGTAACAAAATCTTTCAGGGCTTCTTCTCTCTTTTTTAAAGCTTCCCAGATTAGCTTTATACCTTCAATTCTATCTATTCCAGCTTTGCCAGCAATTATTTTAGCCTCAGCTTTATCAAGAGATACTAAAACTCCCGCCACTGCTTCTAAGTTAACTATATCCTTTTGAATAAGATTAGACGTTTCTTCTAAATAATCAATATCTTCTGAGGTTAATTCTCCTACTAAATCAAAAATGGGTGTTACCTTATCTGCCACCCCTTGTGCTTTTTCTTTACTTCTATTCATCCCTCACCCCTTTCCACTTCAACCACTATCTTATCAACCAGTTGATTATGAAGATAAAACACAACATCACCAGAGCTTTTGATTAAGTATAGTTTATCTTTCTTCTTTAATTTTATTTTTAATCTGGTTATTTTAGGCATTTAATTTCTTTCTATAAAGTTTAATACTGTGAATGTGGAACTCCAAGCTCATTTAGAATATCTAATATTAAAGCCATAGACCTTTCTTTAATATCTGTTGGCTCATTTATTATTTCGTCATTTTTTATTACCTTTTTTATTAACCCATAATGCTCGCAACATTTAGGGCATAAGTCGGCGCTGCGAGTATTTTTTAAAATATACTCAGAATATCCGAAATGTTTTATGCCTACTGCTATCGAGGTTAAAAATTTCGAGTCTTCTGATTCTGCTTTGCATTTATCACAAATAAATAAATGTTTCTTCATTTTAAGCCTTTCTGTTTCTTAGGTGGTTTGATCTTGTATAATAACATATTTTGAAAATAATCTTATTGCTTTTGGTTCAGATTTATATTTATCTTTCCACAGACTTGCAGCCCTTTCATAAGACTCTGCTACAACACAATGCACCTGAGAATAACAACCAGTATCTTCTATTTCGTATACATTCATCTCAATCCCCTCACTTTCAATATTTTGCCTTGTTTTAAAGCTTTAGCTATAGCCCATTCATAATGCTTTAGACGTGCAGGAAATCCAAGCTTTTTACAATACTTATCATTATTTACTGTTTCTATAGCCTTTCCTATTTCGTAATCACTTATCTCAACTTCCTCATTTAAGGCGGAGTTGTAGGCAACTTTCATATCTTTATAACTTGTGGCATTTCTATAATGGAAATCTTTTTCTTTTTTGTTTTTAATTCCCCCAATAACATCAATTATTTTCATCCACTTATCCTTTCTATATATTTTTCGTATACCGCGGCCTCTTGCTCTGTTATCGTATATAGATAATCAAAGATGGGAGTTGGGTCAATGAACTCTAATGTTGCCGCAACAAGGGTGCAGGCTATAAGTGTAAGTTTGACTATGTTGATTTTTATTTTCATTTAGGCTCCTTTTTTGTTTCTAATTGCGTTCTAATTTCTAATGGCATAAAACATTGCATATTTTTAAGATGATTAAATTGTGCATATTCTCTTATTTCAGGTAAATTATATTGTGGGTTACCAAAGTTATATTGTGGATTATTAGAATAATTTTTCATTTCGCTATCTCCTCCAAAAAACTTTCATAAACCGCGGCTTCCTGTTCTGTTATCATATATAGATAATCAAAGTTTGTGTGGTGGTTCAGGCACAAACCCACGCAATTTATTGCAGAATTTATCAGTAAAGGAAATTTGCGCCGATTTTCTTGGCAATTTTTTAGCTTATGATGAAAACTGTGAATTTTCTCTAAACAATCCTTGCAATAACCATTTTGGGCAGTAAATATACTCATTTTTACTTCATCCGGGAAAGTTGATATCTCTTTTTTAGTTTTCATCTTCTATCTTTCTTGGCTTTCTGATATTCTTGCCTCTTACTATCAGCAATTATGCACCCGTTTAAATCTTTATAATACTTGCGGCCCCGGAGAGATAAATCCCCATATACCTTTCTCCTGATTTCTTTTGCTCGCTTTCCGTTCATTTAGCATCCCTTTCAAAATATTTTAAAAACATTGCGTTTGTTTGTAAATGGTCAATATGAGGCAGTCCGCTTTCCGGGTCTATCTTTTCACCCTTTGAATATGCTACAAGGTGCCTTAACAGGGCGGCTTTATATCTTGCCTTAGCATTAGGCGCGCTTTGCCAGCCATTTTCTGTATATTTCTTTGCTCCATAGGTTAAAACCTTAACAATTCCTTCTATAAGCTCAAGGGGAAGTAAATCCCACCTTAATTTCCCCTCATCTGACTTAATGCCTTTGTGTGTCATCCTATGTCCTTTCTAAGTGCCCCAGATTTGACCTCTACTGCCCCAAAAGCAGCCAACAACCAATCTATCGTTTCCAACCCCTAAATCAAGCTGGTGTAATTTCTAAAGGGCGAAATCGCTTGTTAATTGTCTTTGTCAACCATATTCCGCCAATACTGCTGATAAACACCATCATATACCAGATTTGTATGACATTTGGGTATTTCTTTGCGCATAGATGAATAACCGACATTCCATACATAAACTACTCTGGCAGTGCAAAGCATAGCCTTTTTTCTTAATTGCTTGATAATCTGTTTCATATGCCATTCCGCAACGTCCCTTGAAATATCATCATCATATAAGGCTTTATGAGGGATAAGTGTGTGGTGTGCCTTGTTATAATCCATTAAGACATCTTCACCTATCTGATAAATGCCTATGGATTTACCATTGTCGCCTGTTTTATTCAATCCGTTAGAACTTTCGGCTAATGCTATTATGCTTAGTAGCCGCTCTTCATCGCTTATCTCTGCCGGTTCTATGGTTGTAATTTTGCCAACCCAGATTATGCTGATTATAATTACTGCGGCTAAAGTTATTAAAAATATGTTGTGTGGGTTCATTTTTTTGCTCCTTTTAAATTAGATGTCAACTGTAGTTTTGTCCAATAGTTCTGTAGTTTTGACCAATAGTTCTGTAGTTTTGACCAATCACCCTAAATAGTTCTGTAGTTTTGACCAATCTCAAGCACAAACCATTTTTAAACGATTGGTCATTTTTACACATATATATATATACCATACCCATTACTAAAACTCTTTATACTTACCGTTAAATTTATAAGAACAAAGGCCGCCATATAATCCACCTTGTTTAGTTTTTTCTATCCAATTATTATCAATTAGCTCTTTTATCGCTCTACTAAAGGTTTTGCCGCTTAAAATGCCTTCCATTTCTATGTATGCTAATGTGATATTGTCTTTGGTTTTATAATTATATTTTGCTCTTAAATAAATCCATAAAATTTTAGCCGAGTTTGTTAGCTTTTTCCATTCCGGGTCTTTTAGTAAATCGCAGCGCACCATTACAAATGAAGTATTTCCATATCCAGTTCTTTTACTCATTTTAATTTTCCAATAAAAAAGACGCCTTTCGAGTACCGAAGAAAAGACAGTTAAATCTTTTCAACTCTACGGGCGTCCTTATTTTAGACATAAAAAACCTGCCTTTCTTCGGTTATTACAATAATATCATACAAAACATAATCTGTCAAATCTTTTCTTTCTTATTAAACAAATCTTGATATTCATTTCTCTTACTTGCCTCTAATATATGTAAGCCGAGATGTGGGTTTACACAATTACGCAATATCGTATCTTTTCTGGCTCTAATTTTATATTTGTTAATATCAATACCTAATTTTTGCGCCCTATTTTTGTTGCCTCGACTTGTAATATCATCACAACTAAAATCTCTATATGCTATGTGAAAATTTGTCCAAAAATAGTGCCGTTGTATTTTTTGTGGCGATATTAAAGGTTTATAATAAGACACAACATTTTCAACGCACCATTTACCCTTAAAAAAATGTTTTAGAAATATTATTTCTTCGTATAACTTCATATCAGGAAATCTCGGAGGTATTCCTCCGCCGTTCTTTAATTGCGCAGAATTATCTTTATAAGGCGATAGGCTATTCATTGTATTTAATTTACTATGGCTCGGGCAAGGCGGACTATTCCATATAAAATCAAACTCACTAAAATGTTCTAATAAATACTGGTGTGCGTCTGCAACTATCACCTTATCTTCCGGGAAGAAGTCTTGATATATTTTGGCTATTTTTGGATTTAATTCTACAGCTGTAATAGAATGTTCATCTCCCCACAAACGTCGGTTACCTCCAATGCCACTATATAAATTTAAGATTTTCATATCTCCACGCCTATGAGCGCATATTTAGCCCGATTATTTATAATAGGTTTCCCCCCAATATATACATACCAATCTTCTTTACTATTTTCTTTCCCAATTCCTCGCAACTGTACAAATGTGAGCTTTTTGATTATGCCTCGTTCTATTAGTTTGTGTTTTAATCTATTTGGTTCATTGTAAAAGTTTGCGGCTCCCCAAATTGTAAATTCATGCGAGGCGAATACCCCTTTACATCTCAGGTAATTTTCTAACTGGACGATTTTCCGCATTTGCGCCATCATTTTGCCTTTCTTATTTTAAATCGCAAAGATTCCACTTAGAACAACCGTTGACGGTGCAAACATAGCGGCTACCTTTTTTATTGGCAGCGCTAAAAGCATAGAGTGAGTGGTCTTTTCTTCGGTGGCCGCATATACACAAATCAGAGTCATTTGTAGCGATATGTGAAGTGCGTTTTGTCATCATTAACTTTCCTTTCCCCTTCTTATGCCTTCTTATCTGTCCGGTAGCTCTCATATCCCTAAGTGCCTGGAATTGAATTTGATTACCTCTTAATCCTTTGACTACTCTAAAATTAAGCTTATGCACAAGTCCACATTCACAACAAATTAATTTAAAACCTCGTCTTTTAGGGGCAATCCATTCGCCGTCTTTGACTTGAGGATACTTTTCTTTCATAATTTCCTTTCGTTGGAGGGGTAAGGTAGGATTTGAACCTGCACGTTATGGATAGGCGTTTAATGACGCCTCGTTTTATATGGTCGGGGCGGAAGATTTGAACTCCACCTCCAGAGCCATCTCTGGTGCGCTATTACGCCACACCCCGAAGTCTGGACTCTCCATAACCTGATTAACCTTTCTATAAGGTTTCTCACCCCGATTTATTAAAGACCTATGCCCTATTTACTAACTTTCTTTCTTTTTTAAATACAACGCTCGGAATTTTCGCTGTACCTTTAGTAGCCGCGGCTATTGAATCTAATCCCTTTTGGTTGGGTATCATATATTCCCGGGGGAGTTTATCAATATCTATAACATCAGCAGTCCAAGTTTCTTTCCAATATGAACCTTTTGGCAATTGGGGCGTAACACTTATAACAGGCACTTCAGGAACAACCATCTCTTTCTGCTCTCTTAATGCGGCAGCTGTTTCCGTTTTACCCTTTTCTTCCGCCTTAACTGCTTTCTTTTCAAGTTTTTCTTTATCCTTGCGGGTTTTTTCATCAGCGATTGCCATTTGTTTTCGAGTTTCGCCTTCAGCTTTTTTGGCTTCTGCCGCTAAAAAAACTTGCATTTTCATACTATACGTTGCAAGAGCATCATTTAAAATTGATACAGGTGCATCATATAAAGCTTTGACCTCTTTTTTCATAACATCAAGAGGAACGGTTATGGATATTCTGATATCATTTATGTCTTTAACTGTTTTTCTAATTGTGATTATGTTATTTTTGGCAAGCTGAACACCATCTGCGTTGGATATTTCAAATCCCCCTGCTTGCTCAGCTACAAGTTTGGCTTCTTCTGCTCTTTCTTTTACCTCTAAATCAATGGCTTCTGACGATTTAATTAACTGTAAATCCATTTTGTTTTTCCTTTCTTTTTAAATTTCTCCCGTCAAAAATAATCTCTTCAGGCTTAACGTTGTTGGGGTTTTTATGAAATCTTACGTGGGCAGATTCAGACGCAAACCCCATAAGGTTTTCTGGTTGGTTATCGTCTTTAGTTTCATTAAGATGATGTGTTCTTTCTGCAAGCAAAAGATAACGACCTATTTGCTCTTCAACAACGAGGCGGTGTTCAAGAATACATCCTCGTTTAGTAGCAAATGGATGTTCAGGCTTAAGAATGTATACATAACCTCTGCTCATTTTTTTACCATTTTTATAATTAGGATTTCCGCTACCCTTAAAATCAGCGTGATTTTTCTTCATTTTTTCTTTAGTTTCTTCAGAATGTTTTCTGCCCAGTTGAGCTTTACCTAAATTTACTCTATGCTCTTTTGTTCTTTTGAAAATTCCTCTTGGCATAATCCCCTCCATAAAAAATGGCAGCTTTCGGAGAGTTAGAGAAAAAGCGGTTAAACTTATTCGCTCCTACGGCTACCATTGTTATTTTCATAAAAATTCCGCCTTTCTCTAACTGTTAAAAGCATACCATATTTATCGGAGTTTGTCAATAGCTACTCCCGAATAAAGTTATAAACATTTGCAAAGGATAGAAACAACGAAGAGTCTAATGTGTTCGTGAGTGGGATAAGCTCATATTTCCCGTTTGATTTTAACCATAGCACATATCTTTTTTTTATTTGGTCTTTTATTTTTCTGTTTGCGTTGTAGATAAATTGGTGGCCCGCAGTCTGAATCCGGATAGACTTTTTCATCAAGGCAGAGGTGGTTTTTATCTCTACATCAGATATTTTTCCATTGATTATAGCCACCCTATCCAACGTTGTAGCGATTTTGATAGACTTGTTGGCAACCGACAGCTCACTTGCTATAAACTCTGGCTTCATCTCATCCTTGAACGATTTGTAAGCATTCAAATAAGGTTGGATAAGCGGATCGCAACTGCCAAGCTCATCAATATCAATCAAGTGTGTAGCCTTATGGACTGCGTGCCCCAAATCGGCTGCTTTCTGCATTATGTGGTCTGGCACTGAGCCGTAACCGTATAGCCCTAAATCCTTCATTGTTGTTGATAATGATGCATAATCGCTGTCGCCATCTACTATATATCCGTGCGGTTCTTCTGTATAGATTATGTTCATTTCTTATCTTCTTCCGGCGTCTGCGCCACGTCAATAGCATTGTTAAGCTCTAATAATATCTTTTTGCCTAACTTAAATGATGTTATTTTATTAGCTGAAGATACATTATTAGCAATAAGTATCTCAAAAAATGCCTTATCGCCCAAAATACCCTTAGCTTCTTCAAAGTCCGCCAGCATAACTTTAAACTTGTCCGCTCTTTCTTCTGCTGACAATATACTATCCGCCGGAATTACATCGGGGGCTTCTTCTTTGTTTTGAGCTTCAAGCTCTGATTTGGATAGTGTCTGCTCTACTTGGGGCTTGCCAGCGGTTTCAAGTTTGCCCATATCAATTGGAGTATCATAATCTTTTTCTATGGCTATCTGTATTCTGCTTGACTCTGATGATAATGGCAGCCATTTGGAGTGTCGTCTAAATACTGTTTTCTTTGCCATCTCGTTGAAGTCAGAAACCCACGGGCCGGAGTTTTTAGCTTTAGACCTTTCTCTTATAGCATTAACTTCTTCTTTGTTCATTACTTCATAACTGCTGGAGTTATCTTTGAGTCGCACAAAGGAATAGGCTGCTATAAGCTCTCCCCTGTCTTTTAGGGCGGGTTTGTGAATAAGATTAGCACCCGTACCAAAAGAATACTCAAACTCATCATTACTATAAACAACATCAGCGTGAATATCAGTTATTTCACCGGTATTACGCACAAGCTCAACAAGCCCCTTATAATCTATAATTAAAGTGGCTTTATTCCCATAGGGTATTAAGTGGGCTTTCCTGCCATCCGGTTCAAGACCTATTTGCGATAAATCCATTAAGCAACCAAATAAACTTGCCTGGGTGCATTGTGCTAATTTAGGTGTTTTGTTTAATGCTGTTAAGGCAACCCTGACAAATCTATCTGGTGTTAAATGTTTCGGCAATGCGATTGCAAATTGTTTCCTCATTTTGTCCGACAAAAGTAAGCTCTTGATGTCCTGTGGCTCTCTTGTTGCTACTTCATTGTTTCCCATTTTTTTCTCCTTTTTTAGATTATAATGTTTATTTACCGATACCGGCTTTTTCCGATACCAACATACAATATTCACAATCTGAATTAACTGGCGGACGCTCACCCCTTAAACACGTTACCGCGTCAATACACGCTCTACTTTTTCTTTTAAAAACCTTGGCATTGCTCCGGCAAAATTATCAGCGAAAGGTTTCATTGCTCTGTCAATTCCTCCCATAATAGTTGCCATTATACCCCTGGGACGTGCAACTTTAAGCACATACTGGTCATAAAAACATCTTGGGCAATTATTAAACAATGCCATTTTGCTCGGGCTTAAACTTATCTGTTTCATTATACATACCTCCTTTAGGTTTGGTTTTTCGCTTGTGAATGTAATTCGTATAATCTACTATTAATCGCCTTGATAACCTTATCTAATCCTTTCAAATTATATTTTAAATTGTCGTACATTTTCGCCGAGGTATTATTCTTTAGTAAATACATATCGCAGGCCTTATCACTTTTATAATGTGGCCTTATGGATGACCACATTTCTATATATCCGGACTTAATATCCTCATGAAAACCACATATAGAATGAAAATATCCCGATAATTTTACTAAGAGAAGTGATAACTCATTACCGTTCATAGTGTCGATATTTGCCACAACTCGATTGACAATGCCCTGGGCCGTGTCTATGATTTCCCTTAACTCTTCGGTTGTCATTTTATTTATCCTTCAACGTCTTTATCAGTTCATCTAATTTTTCAGTTATGGCATCGCATAAACTGATTGCTTTGTCGTCTTTGGGCTTTTCTGGGGGCTCTGGTTGGACTACTTGAAAGCCTTCTTTTTTAAGTTTAGATATGGTGCGCTCTATACCGACAGCATCAAAATCGTTTGGCATACTCACAAACACTAAACCATTTAAATTGCCAAATACTTTACGCTTGCCAATCTCATTCTCTATAATATCAGGATAGTCTACGTTTTCTATGGTTTTGGGAGTGGCTAATTTAAGGTGGTCTTCAAATACCATATTGTTGTCTTTGTCATAGTAACGAGTAGCTGGCGAATAACACGGATAGTTTTCTACTTTTTTAATAACAAAAATCTTATTTAACTCCCAACCTGTTCCCGCCATTCCATCTCCCTCTATACATCTAACATTCTGACCTACTTTGAACTTCGGCATTTCTTTTTCCTTTCTTGTTTAACCGCATTTAAAATACTTTGTCTTGAATTTCCTATTAACATCCCTACCGGCAAAAAGAACGCAAATCTATCAACCTTCTCAATCGCCGTCAATTCAACATCTTGCCCTGTTATTATAAGCTCATATCTGCTTGCATCACTGCTGAATGCCTCTTTGTAGATAGTCTTGATTATCTTATTCTTATGATGTCCGTTGATTGTGTTGATATGCCTCTGTTTATAGCCTGCCCAACCGGATATTTTTATAATAGTGAATAGTTCCGCGGTGTTGTGTTCGATGTCTACGAGGATTTTTTGGGTCATTTCCACACCCCATACGGCTCCCCGTACAGCTTAAAACGAACATCAGCCTCATCCATTTTAGTGTATTGCTCATCTTTCACACCTAAATAGATACAACAGCCGCAACAGAATAAGCAGATTCCTGCGACGGGGAATAAAAAAAACAGCGCTGATATGAGATATAAGATTAGAAAAATTGTGAAGAATGTGAATGTAAACATTGAGACTCCCTTTGGTTATTTGTTAAATTCTTTAAAATAAATATCACCGTCAGCAACACAGTACAATTCTTTTAAAGCAGTTTGTAAAATTGACTCTGTGATATGTTTTGGCTCAAAGAATAAATTATTGTCATTTTTCTGGCGTGCGATTAACCGATTTAAATGTTGTAAGATTTGGGTATCGGTTAGTTTATTCTTTACAACTTTTGACATTTTTATTTCCCTTTATAACTCGGTCTTGTCGCATCTATTCTTTTTTTAACTTCAACAATGCTTACTCGCTTGCCTCGGTCGTGGAATGCTTGTTTGACAGCTTTTTTATTTAGGAGCATTTTTTTTAACTTTCTTTTTGTCCCATCCTGCGCCACAAACGCGGCACCAGAAAGAGTTTGTTTTTTGGTAAAAAGAACATTTTTACTTTTGCACTCTGGACACATAGGTTTCATGTAATTCTCCTTTCGGTATCAATATTACCACACACGCACAAATAATACAAGGGTTATTTAATCTTTATTTCAACCCCCAAAACCCAACTTATATAGACGCTGTTGAATAATTGTGCAATTTCTTAATGAAAAATAAATTAAAATAAATAATTAAATAAATAAATAATTTGCTCATTTCTAAAAATATGGTATAATTAAATTGTTGATGGTTCCCATGGTGGCGGGTGGTTTTCCCGACAAAGGTTTTCTTGCTCGCCTCCTTCCTGAAGTCTAAGTGCGTGACAAAACGTCACGGACTGTATTTGATAATTAAATCCCTTTAGGGTTTAGACACCACTAACAAGTAATAAATTAGAATTGGGTGAGAGTGGAGAACATAACGTTGAGGGTTCAAATCCTTCCTTCGGCTCCATTTGATAATATAAATGTTCTAAAATGTTACACTTAAAAAGGAGTAATGAGATGGCGAGAGGAAGAGGAAGCTGTGGCGGAGTGAGGAAGTTTGACGGAAGCGGTAAGGGAGTTGGACAGAAAACTAAACAGAAGCCTAAGCCCAAGCCAAGAAAGAAGAAATGAAATCCTTAATCCCAATCGAAATAGTCGCAATAGCAGCAATGGTGCTTTTTGTTGCTTTCTTTTGTGAGAAGAAGAATATATAAAATGAAACTCTTAGTAAAAATAGTTGGGGTGGGAATGTGGGGTTAGAGAATAAAATAGCAGGTGTTAATAAACTACGAGATTATAAAATCTGCATAGACTATATCTCAGGCAGATCGCCTCAAGAAATAATAACGAAAAGAAGTTTAATGTTATCCGTAAGGCGTGTATTCCAAATATTATACGCCAATGCGGCATTCATCAATCCGCGTGTTGCTTGGCCAAAAGCAAGAAGAATACAATTACGCCAAAGAATTGTGGAAGATTCGCCTCAAAAAAGCAAGAAAGATATAATAGACCAATTAAACGATTTAACTAAAGAAATAGAAGGCGATAAACCGGTAATAGATAATTCTCAACATTTACACTTTACAAATTTAAGCGATGACGAACTTATTAAAAAAGCAAGAGAGAGAGGAGTTGCTCTTCCAATTGCAATTGCAAGCCGAATTGAAGAACCGAGTAAGCAAGAATAGGCTTAAGTGGTTTGAGCCCAATGGAGCTCAGGAGCAATTCATAAACTTAATAGGGGCTGGGGATATATTTGTGGGTATTTTCTCAGCGGCCAATGGTGTAGGGAAAACATCGTTAATGGCGACTTTATTGGGCTCAATGGTCTTTGATAATTCGGAAAATCATTGGTTTAACAAACCTTTCTTTAGCGACTTCCCCTTTCCTCATAGAGGCAGAATAGCGTCAACCTCAAAAAACGTAGAAGAAATAGGAGCAATACAGACTGAGTTAAAGAAATGGTTTCCCGCAGGAAAGTATGAAACTAAAAAGAAAGGGAAGCCTTACGATAGCGAATTCATCGTTGGTGATTGGGTAATTGATTTAATGACATTTAATCAGGACGCGGCAGAATACGAATCGGCCACATTAGGAGTGATGATATTTGATGAGCCGCCTCCCTTAAGAATACTTCATGCTTGTATTGCCCGGATGAGAAAGGGCGGGATTATCTTAATCTTTATGACACCCTTAGATACCGGGGGAGAGATTATAGAGGATTTAACAAGCAAAGAGCAGATAGAATACGAAGGAGAAATAATTGGTAAGGTTGTTGTCCAATATGCTGATATTAAAGAAAATTGTAAACAGTGCGGGACAAGAGGGCAATTAGAGCATAAAGACATTCTCAATATGCTATCATTTTATGATTCAGCAGAAAAAGAAGCCAGGGCAAAAGGTAAGCCAACACACATTGTGGGGCGCATTTATCCCAGCTTTGAAAATAAAAATCCGTATGTAGTTGACCCTTTTATAATTCCCGAAGACTGGACACGAGTAGTAGTATTAGACCCTCACGATGCTATACCATACGCATTAAGCTGGATAGCGATAGATAAAGTGGGGCAGTTCTGGGTATATGATGAATTTCCCAGTGAATACTTAGAAAAAATACGAAGCACTAAATTAACAATACCTGATTATGCGAGGATTATAAGAGAAAAAGAAGGAAGGGACAAAATTAACCTAAGGATAGCAGACCCTTATTTTGCTAATAAACGATATGCCAACACCGGCAAAACAGTAAAAGAAGAATTGGGAGACTTAGGGTTAGATTTTGAAGATGGAGATACATCGGGAATAGAAACAGGGCATAAGAAAGTAAGAGAGTTTTTAAAATATCAAAAGGCATCTCCTATTTCGCCATCTAACCATCCTAAATTGCATGTATTTAATAATTGTAGAAATCATTGGCGGAGTTTATTGCGTTACAGGCAAAAGATTTCTAAAACAGGGGAAGTCAAAGATAAAATAGTAATTGAAGAAACATATAAGCATTTTTGTGATAACATAAGACATCTCGCTATGAGAGGTGATTTATATGCATTGCAAAAAAGCGAGCCTGATCCGAGGGTGAGAGTTGTCGGCCCATATAAAGACATCCACTTTGACGTAGAAGATGACGAGGATACTAATTACGGAGCATATCAGAGAGTTACAAGGGGTAGAATATGACAGAAGTTGAAGCTTGGGCGAAAATTAAAAGAGGGGACGCAAAAGGTTTTTTCCTTGTAAATCCTAAGAATAGCGAGGCATGAATTATACAAGGGGATGGAATGATTTTGGGGAATGTTAGTAATTTTTGCGAAGAGCTTAAAACGATATGGACAAGAGAGACGACATGATGGATTGGATAACTGACTTCACCGCACGCTTTAAACATTGCCCAGAGCTTAAAGATTTAAGAGAGACTAAGTTTCATGGTAGCTTGATTATAAACTTCTGCAATGGGTTACCAGAAAATTTAGACTTTAAATCGCATAAACGTGCGGTTAAAATAGATGGGAATAAACAACAACCTTAACGAAAGGAGTAATATGTTCGGACTAAAAAGTAAAGTCAGAGCGGATGAAGTTGAAGAAGTAAGGCAAGAGATAAAAACTCTTCGCACAGCAAAGCAAAAGATAACCGAAGAATTAGAAACTCTTAAACTCAGGAAAAGGCTTGAGCAAGAAGAAATCACTCACCTACAGAAAATCACCAACGAGAAGAAAGACCAAGAAATATCCAAAAGGAAACTTGAGCTTGAGAAAGAGTATGCCGAGAAGCTAACTAAGTTTAAAGAAGAGCAGACAGCAGGCTTAATCACTCTTCATAGAGAGTTGCATGGCAAAATGGAAACAAGGTTTAACTCTGAACTGGGTAACTTGAAAGAAATCTACAAAGGGATTATGGGTAAAATGCCGGACGTTACATTAGCATTAACAAAGAAACTATAATGGGACTAGACGTGTTGTATGGAGGTTTAGGGAAAGCGCAAAAGGCACAACTGGAGCTACAACGAGCTCAGAGGGGTATGTTGAATCAACACCCAATTCCGCCGCTACCGCCGCTACCGCAGTGGCAACCCATTCAAATGGATGAGCTGGGTCAACTGCAAACTCAGTCGGGGTTTTACACAGGGTCAACAGCAACAACCACCGGGGACGACTACACCCTCAAGCTTAATGAACCCCCCTCATTTAACAAGAGAACATTTTACCGCATAAATCAAAAAGTAGGGCATATAGAAGGTGCTACATTTGAAGAGCCCTTAGATGAATTAAGGATAGAAGTTGCAAAATGGTTAAATTAGTAGTATAATAAAAACAGGAGTATAATATGCCGAAGGAAATTTTAGATTTAAAAGAAAAACCATTGTCAATAGAGAGCCTTATTGATATGGAGAAAAGATTAGCTAACAGCCCCTTTGAGAGAGTAGATATTGTAAACTTCTCTGTTACCGATTTAGTGCTTATAAGGCAGTCGATTGTGATAGCGGCTAAGAGTGTGGAAGATAACGCCTAAGGAGTGGAAAACCCCGGAGTGGAAACTACTACATTACAAGAACCCTCTCAAGGTACCGCTACCGGCAACGAAGGAGGCGACAATGTCTGAACCTGTCGGAAAAGTAAAAATAGAATGTGAGGACTCTTTGTCTATGACTGTTTTGGCACAATTAAGGCTAAAGATGCAAAGGGCAGAGACGCAAGGGTATTCTGGAAATATTGAATTAGTTTTCCCAAAAGCTCATTCGGGAATGTTTGATGATATAGTAGACACTATTAACAGGGCAGGAGTAGTTGATGAGGTAAGAAGGGAAATCATAGAATTGGCGAAAATAATAAAAGAAGCAAAAGGAGATGAATAATGGCTTTCCGACCAATCAATGATATGATGATAATAGAACAGTATCAGGATGTATCGTCTAAGATAGTAACTCCCGACAATCAGCAGCCTAATCAGAGTGATACATTCATAATTAAAGATATGGGTAAAGGTGTTCTTATGGATGACAAGACATATCATATGCCAGATATAAACATTGGCGATAAAGTTTGTCTTGTAGGTAAGATACTAAGAATACCGGTACCGTCCGGAGAGTTCTTAATTGCCCGGATGAGTGATGTAATAGCGGTGGAGAAGGTAGATACATCTGATTTAAACTAAATAGCCTAACCTAAACATTAGAAGGCAGTATTAGTGCATATAGCATTAGTGCTGCCTTTTTCTATTTAAGAGATATGAATATATATAAAGGTTTATCATTAGCGGAAACAGGAGGAGAGGAGAACCCTTATATAAGGACAAGGGTTATTCCTGAAGGTGGGAGTAGTGCTTTCGGGCCAGTACAGATTACCCGCGGATTACTCAACGATGTTATAGACCGCAATCTGTTATCTCCTGAAAGTGTCCAGTTTACCCAAGAAATAATGTTACCTATGCAACAGCAGATGATTAAGTACGGCGCGGACGATATGATTCCTGGGAAAGAAATGTATGGCTATGGAGAAACAGGCGGTTTTGATGTTGAAGCCTATGGAGATAATTATAAGAAACTTGCCAATGAGTTAATACAGCTAAAGCTAAAAGAGTCAATGGATGAGAAAGGAAATGTAGATATGGATAAGTTTCTTACTCGCTGGAGAGGGAAGAAGCCTGAAAAGAATTATAGAAAGAAGTTTTTTAAAGGGTTGAATAAAAAGAATTCTCACTATAAGGAGGATTGACAATGCCGATACCAAAAAGCCGCAAAGTAGGAAAGACAATTAAGTTTTTAAAGAAAGAAAAGCCGGGGATGGCAAAGAAGCAGAAACTTGCGATAGCTCTTGATGTAGCTCGTAAGGCAGGAGATAAAATTAAAAAGAAGAAACGTAGTATCCATTACAGAATTGATTAAAGGAGTGTTATGGCAAAAGAATTTATTGATTTAGGCAGAAAAAGCGAGGGAGAGCAACCAGTTGTGTCAGCAAAAAAAGAGATTTATTATCCTTCTTTTTATCTTGATAAAGATTTAGGGCTTGACGAGAAGGAAGTCGGCAAGGAAATACTTGCTTTAGTAAAACTGAAAGTAAAATCAGTTGAGAAAAGAATAAGCGAAAACAAAAAGACCGATAACGTATCATTTGACGTTTTAAGCATTAACATAAACCCAAAGAAAGCATCTCATTATAAAGATTGAGGTAATCTATGGCAGAAAATACAGCAAATAAAGTTAGCCATTATAAAACATCATCTACTGTAGACCAGCAGGATAATGTCAAATTAGACCCTGTAGTCCAGTTTTGTAAAGAGAACTGGGAAGAATGGGATAATCACTGGTCAGATAAGTTTAGTGAGTTTGATAGCTATTATGACAGATGGACAGGTAAACCTCCGCAAAGAGATGAAGAATGGCAGGCTCAATTCCATAAGAGATTAACTTGGCAGGCAGAGAAAGTATTAGTAGCTCGCTTCCATTCCGCTTTATTCCCTATATCCGCTCCTATAGCTACAGATGCTACAGAGGTAACAGATGAGCTTCAAGGTATTCTTTCAACCTCGATAGTATCTCACTGGTTTAAGATAGGTAAATTCAGCAAAGAGTTTTTATCTTCTATACGATCAGCTGCTATATATGGTACAGGAGTATTAGAGGACGACTGGTATCAGCGGGTAGAAAAGGTTTATGATAGGCAAGAAATGGAAATCCCCGACTATCGTGCTATGGTTGATGAGTCTAAACAACCCTTACTGGATGAAGACGGAAATGTAATGTCGCAGGAAATCGGCAAGAAGAAAGTCTTTAGAGAGAAATCATCCAATAAAGTAGTAGAAGATAGGTATCGTGTAAGAAAATCGAACATCTTCGCTTGGAGAATACATCCCAACAAAAAGAGTGATGAAGATGACTATCCTGTAATGAAACAGGAGTTTATTACCTATGACGCATTAGTTAAAAGGCAATTAGAGCTTCAAAGATACGGGATTGATAAGTTCTCTAATATGGATAAGATAAGGGTTGATAAGACCAAAATAGACCAAGATAGCTATGCAAGGTTACAGAAAGAAAGCGGATTTATAGATAAGAAGAACCCTGAAATAGAATTACTGCATTACTGGGGGAAATATGAGGATGATACCGCCCGCTGGATTACAATAGTTAATCGTAAATTCCTTCTTCAGGATATAGAAAATCCTAACTGGCATAAGAAGTCACCCTTAATACATATCATTTGGACAGAGGATGAGAAAGAGTCTTATTACGGGATAGGGGTAGCAAAGATAGGAGAGGCTTCCGAGGATAGAGTCAATAATACGGTAAACACTCGTATAGATGAGCGAAAGAAGAATATCAAAGGCGGAGGCTGGTATAATGCTGCGGATAAGAAGATAAAGAAAAAACAGTTGATGGCGAATATTCCCGGGATGTATAAACCTTGCTCTGACATAAATAACGCGGTAAAGCCGGATATAGTAATCCCTTCAACCCCTGATGATTATAAAGAAGAAATAAACGCTGTAAATGACCATAGAGAGATAACTGGAGCCACTTCATCTCTTCTGCCAACAGAGGATAAGAGGGGGATGCCTAATACATTAGGAGCGACCCAGTTAGCGTTTGGTCAATCAGTTCAAAGGTTAAAGCCTGACCTTACAATGATGGAGTTTATGGGTATAAGAGTGATAGCAAATAGGGCATTTTTAGCAACACGTCAGTTTATGAGCCAAGCAGAGAGCATAAAACTTATAGCTTCAGAAGACCAGAAGAGACAATTGAATTTAGGTAAAATCTATCAGCTAACTCCTAAAGAAATAATGGGGCAAGTTAATTTTCATTGTACAGGGCTTTCAGAGTCAGTTGATAAGGCTCAAAACATAGATAAACTGATGAAATATGCCGAAGTAACCGGAAAGATACCGGCTATGCAGGCAATTACAAATTATCAAGGGATAGCGAAGAGGATAGCGTTGTATTTGGGTTTTGAAGAGGTAGAGGATATCGTCAAAATTGACCCTATTAATCCTTTAATGCCTCAACCTCAAGCACCACAGCAAGGTATGCCAGGGCAACAGGGAATGCCAGGGCAAGGCGGAGGATTACCACAAGAAGCTATCCAGAACATAATCAGTCAAATGGGCGGCCAGGGAGGCCAACCAGTATAACCGTCAGTAACCGAAAGGCCTGACAAAATAAGGAGGAAAGATGGAAAAAGGTAACCTAAATCCTAACCCTGAAGACCAGGGCGGAGTTGCGGCCCCAAATCAAGCGGGACAGCAAAAACAGCCAGTACAGCAAACGGATGTAAATGTTTATGATTCATTTAAGCAGAAGAAAGGCTTTAAGGATGATGCCGCGGTAGTAAAGTCGTATGAGGATTCAGAAGCAGGAATGCACAGAGCACAGAATGCAATTGATACAGCTAAGAAGCAGCTTGAAGCGGCGGGATATATTATGGATGAAACTGGGTCTATCTCTCCGGCAAATGCGCAAGTCGGGCAAGTAGACCAAGGACAAGCGCAGGGACAGCCTGCATATCCACAGGGTCAGCCACAAGGTCAGCCACAGGCACAATTCAATGATGCTTATGGAGACCCTGTATATGACCCTTATACTGGACAGCCGATAACTAATCAAGTAGATTATCAGTTATCTCAAATGCCTATTAGTCAAAGAATGGGGTTTGTATTTAATGCTCTATCGCAACAGAGAGACCAATATCAGTCAGCTTCAGATGTAGCAGAAAGAGAGATATTAGCAAGTCCGGAAGCGAAAGGTTTTGAGGATGATATAAGGAAAGTTATGGCTCAAATCCCCGTAGCCCAAAAAGCCAATAAACAAGTGTGGGCAGATGCCTTATTAAGAGTTAAGGGCGCAAGATATGACAACGATAGGAAAAACTGGAGTAATCAGGGCGTTGATGAGTTTATCAATAAAGAGGATAATCAAGGACTTCCCGGGGCAGGAGCAGGAACAGGCGCCGGTGGAGCAAGGTTAAGCAAAGAACAAGAGGGAACTTATCAGTATTACGCTAAGAACCACCCGGGAATGTTTAAAGATAGAGCCCACTTTTTAAAAAGAAATAGCAGAACAGGAGACTAATGCACCCTTCATCAACAGCAAGAACAGGAAGTTGTCCCAGCAATGCCGTGAATAAAGGCAGGCATAGGGATATAGGCCCCTTTAGCGCCAATAGAGAGGTTTGGTGTAGGCAATGCGGGTTTAGGTGTAATTTAGATAGAGATGCAAGAAATGTAAATCAATTTGCCGGAGAGACTATAACATCCGGCAACGCACTAATAAATGGTTCTTTTGAAGATTGGACAGCAGGAGACCCTGATAGCTGGACATTATCTGGTTCTGTCGCTCAAGAAACCTCTTCAGGTTACTTTGACTGGAGAGACGAAGGGGTAAGCAGCGCTAAGATAGTAAGAAGCGGTTCGAGTATTTCCCTGAGCCAAGATGCTTCTACTCCCTCCGATTTCAACTCAAACACATTGATTTTCGGAGTAAGAGTGAAAAGCACTACGAACGGAATAATAAGGTTAAGAGTTGATGTGAACTCCACCTCTTATTATTCAAGTTACAATTCGGCTCAGCAAAGATTTCAAGAACTGACTCTTTTAGTAAAATGTCCGGTATCAGTGAGTTCCTTAACTGTGTATGTGTTAGCGGATAATGTTGACGGGACAGCTTATCTTGATTGTGCCGCTTTAATGAGAAGTGGTGCGCCGACAACCGCCAGTTTTTCCGCGGGATGTCCTCATTGTTGTAGTTATAATTATTACTAACAGAGGATATCTTCCCGAAGCGGGGATACGAATGGTTGAAAACTAAAGGAGATTTAAAATGAAACGAGTAATGGACTATCAGGAAGGTAACATAGAACTTCCTATTTACGACGCGAGTTTGCTTACTGTAGGGCAAGGTTTAAAGTGGGGGCAGGATGCTTCAGGAACAGGTACTTACACAGCATTGGTCGATGTTGCTGATACGGCTGCGGATATTTTTGCGGTTGCTCAAGAGGGTAGAACTGCATTAGTAGCAACTCACTTAGGCACCCCTCTATTGTATCAGGCTAAAGTGCATATGGTAGATAACCCTAAAGTGTTCAAAGCCTATTATGATATGGCGGCGGCGAACGATTTGAGCGTTGCTTCCTCAACTTCTACAGTGATTACAGTAGCGGCTTGTGATGATAACTTAGACGGTTCTTGGGTTTATATTAACTCCGGCACTGGTGTTGGACAGTTGAGGTATGTTAAGGCTGCGGATGCGACTACATTGACAGTGAACACAGCCTTTACTACAACTCCCGACTCTACATCAGATTTCATTCTGATTAGGCCTCAGGGACTTCCTGAAGGCGGAGTTGCTTTAGATAGTACATTTTCTAAGATTAAGTCTGTTCTTGATGAGACTACTTCTCAGAAAATACTGGTTCTAAAGAACTTTGTTGAAGGGCCAATGGGAACAAAAGTATTGGACATCACAGCGAACTCTCATCTTGAAACGGACGGACTTAATGGACGTGGCGTGAGGTTCTTTTCTCATATCATATTCATTGATACTCTGTCAGCAGCAACAGGACTTTAATTTTAATAGTTAACGAAAGGCAATAGAAATGGGCGTTCCAATTAACGCACAGAACTTCAGCAACCTGATGGCACCGGGAATCCGTGAAGCATTCTTTAGCAGCTATGACGATACAATTAAAAAAGAAGCCATGGTTCCTCGTATCTATAGGATGTTAGGTTCTACAAGGCAAAACGAGTACACGCTCTCAATTTCCGCGTTAGGGGATTTTGAGAACTTTGATACTTCAGGACAGATTACTTATGACGACATCTCTGAGGGCTACAAGGCTACATTTACCCATGAAGCATGGACAAAAGGTATAAGAATTACCCGTAAAGCGAAACAGAATGATATGTACGGGATATTTGACGACCTTCCGTCTCAGAGAGGTATTGCAGCTGCAAGAACAAGAGAGAAACATGGAGCAAGTTTGTTTATCGGAGCCTTTTCAGGAACTTCCGGCCCGGACAGCTTGTCTTTATGCAACTCGGCTCATACTTCAACGGTAGACGGAATATCTACCCAGTCAAATACTGGTACGGATACAATAAGCAAAACTACTGTTTCAAGCACCAGACTTGCTATGAAGAAATTCTATGGCTTGAATGGTGAGAGAATTGGAGCAAAGGGAGATATGCTTATCGTTCCTATGGATAAGGAAGAGGACGCATGGCAGATAATCTCTTCTAAGGGTGAACCTGAAACAGCAGAGAACAACAGGAACTTCCACTATGGTAAATATAAGTTAGCCGTGTGGGACGAATTGACTTCTCCGTATGATTGGTTCATGGTTGACTCCCGCTTGATGAAATTAAACCTTTTATGGTTTGATAGAAATAAGCTCGAGTTAAATCAGGATACAGCCTTTAACACCTATGAAGCAAGATATTCAGCTTATATGGAATACAGCTATGGGTGGCGTGATTATTTGTGGATTCATGGACACAATTCCACTTCGTAACCACTAACGGTTGGGGAGAGTTGCCTTAAGGACGCTTTCCCCAATCACAACAGTCTTATCCTGCTATCTTAAGGATAGTGTCGAGAGATGGGAT